AAGGGGGGTAAAATGACTAAATTATCAAAGACTCAATTCTGGCTGACCGTAATATGGTTAGCAGTAGTAATCACAATGTTTGCAACGGAGAGGACATTCTAAAATGACATTGATCGAACTTAGAAACATCGTCGCGGATCATGTTCAAATGATGCACGGCAATCCAGAATTTATCCGCCAAATCAGAGATGGTGAGCAGGATGATGGCCCGTTTATAACAGGCGCTTTAGCGATCTGGGCCAAGTTCATGGAAGGTTTGCAACCAGCTCCAGAGGTATTGGCAGATGACTAAAATCGCACAAATGGCCCCACGGGGCAGGGCTTATCGCGTAAGCTCAGAAAATGCGTTTCCACTTCGCGGGGCAGATGGAAAAACATGGGCAGAGCGTCGAGCAGAGCAAGAAAAGGAATCAAATAAATGAGTCGCCCAATGACATATCCAATGGGAAGAATGGTTGTTGGTGATGTAGAAACGATGCCAGCAACTGAGAAGGGTTGGGCACGGCGCACGTCCAGGAATGTCTCACAATATTCAATACGACACGGCAAATGCTTTCGGTGTCGGACTGTGAATGGTGTTACTTTTATAACTAGGTTAGGATAGGATATGACTGACGCAACCACATTAAAGCCATGCCCGTTTTGTGCTGGTGAGGCTGCAATAGGAACGGGGCGCAATTACTATTTTGTGTTGTGCCCTGATTGCCTTGCATCCACGAATGTTATTCTTGCGGAAAGTATTATGCCGACTGAGGACGAAGCAATTGCAGCATGGAACACCCGCCAGCCCACACAGAGCGATGCGCTGCGTGAGGCGGTCATTGAAGAATGTGCGAAGGCGTTAGAGGCTGACGCAATAAAATGTGACTGCGCTGCGTTAGAAGAAGGCGAGTGTGCCTGTGGCGCATGGGATAATTACAAGTCCATTACATCATCAAGGGCTGTAGAAATTGTCCGTAGATTACAGGAGCAAAGCAAATGATGATTGACATAGATGTATCGCAGCTAGACGGAATTGTCCGCGCATGGCTAAAGGATACGCTGAAAACGGTGCAACACAACGCAGCACGTAGTTACGTCCATCCCGATGACGCAAAGCAATACAAGAAGGACATTAAAGCGTTGAAGTGGGTGCTGGAATATATTGGAGATAGCAAATGACGCAGACCACTATATTATTCTTCTGGTTCGCATTCATAATAAGCGCTGCTTATATATGCGGAGAGGATAACGGCATACATCCGCGATAAAACGTGTCACTTTTCTAACAACAATATCCCGCAAACTGGCTTATGGCTTTGGTTTGCGGGATATGCACATCAAACAGAATTAAGCTACTTCCAGCATTTCGGTGGTAATCATCACCCGCCCTACGGCTCCGTACTTTTTATGATACGTTATCGCCCAGGCTGCTCGATCAGCAATCCAGCCTCCACGCGCCGCATAAGCGTCCCTAGCAGCTAATGTTGGATGTTGCACCACCGTAACCCCATTATACTCTTTCTCATCCCTGTGGTGTCTGTGACCGCAGTGGATTTCCCTGCGGTGTGTTCGGCCCCAGATCGCCGCATATTGTGCGGCAAATAGCAGTGGCAGCGATTCATTCTTGACCTTGTGCCCATGATGAACGCCTATCATAGTGGAGCCCCACTCGAATACGTAGAAGGGCAGGACGCTATCGTTGACAGTGACGCGAGGTTCTTCTTCGTAATGCACCGCGAACAGGTCGGCCAACCAGCCAGAGCTTTCTTCGTCGTGATTGCCTTCAGCTATGATTAGATAAACTTCCTGATGGCGCTGCAAACATATTGCCATCAGTGAACGGATAATCCGTATTGCGGCACGGCGGATTTTTGGGAATCGGCTGTCAGCATCCAACACATGTTTAGAGGCTGGTGTAACAGGTGTCTTGCCATCAGTGTGTAGGAAGTCGCCTTGGATGTTGAGCACTGCTGTGTGTGCGTTAGGGCTTTGATTGACCATCTGTATCAGCGCAGCAATGATAGTGCGCTCTGCTTTAGATACATCCCAGTCAGCTCCACCCTCTTGATGCCAGGCGAGCATCCCTAGATGGTAATCAGTAAAGGTATAAAGATTGCACAGATGCTCCTCAGAAGCCGCTGGAGCAACGATAACGCTTGCGGGGTCTATCTGATCCTTAAACCCATCGACTGTCTCACGCATGGCTTCCACGAGCGCCTGATGGCTAAGTGAAGCCTTTACCCATTGCCCAGATGGTTTGCCTTCAGAATTGTAATAGGTGGACACGCCTTTTGTGACATAGCCGTTTGGCACTGGTCTGGTGAAGTCGTTCTCTGGCGCGTATCCCTGTAATGCCGCTTTCTTTTTGACTGCAATATAAGCATCGCTTGCTGCGCCCACATTGATACCTAATGCAATAGAGGCGGCTTTGGCGCTTCCATGTAGATTAACTGCTTCAAGCACCTCGCGCTGGCGGGGCGTTGCATATTGAAACAACGCTTCATCTATTTTTAATGGGAAAGCCATTTACTTGCCTTTCGGACAATCATCCTCACATAAGCAAATGAATACGCCATTGTGCAGCTCGACTTCTGCTACCGTTTCAGGCGTGTCTTGCCTTGCGTCATAGGTAATGGGCTTTGCAATAGCGCAATAGCTATTTACGGGAACGGTCGAAACGGTCGCGCAGCCGTTCAGTGCGCTCAGGATCAGGGACGATAATAGCAGCTTCGCCAAGTTCGATTTGCCGATTAATCTCATCGTTCGCTTCCTTGATAGTTTCCTGACGCCCCTGCTGCTTCCAACGGCTTTCCGCCCAAGCACCCAACAGCTTGTCCAGAATGCCCAGCAAGAGCGTCAGAAACTTCATTACTCTGCGGATTCAACTACAGTTTTTTTGCTTATCACAGACCATACAGCAACGCCGATAGTGGCAACCGCGCCAGCCAATGCTTCAGCCGTTGCGCCATCAATCAGACCTTTACCAGCAAGATAGCCAAAGCCAGCAGCAGCAAGTGTACGAACGATTCCAAACAATTGATCTTTATTCATGTTACTTCCCTTTCGGATAAAAAGCCCAAGGTAATTCCCAATGTGGGCCATCCTTGAACGCACGCCACGAACCGCCCCAGGTGAGCGGAACCTTTTCATCTGCCGCAGCAGCCTTTACGATCTTAGCTAGTCTATGGTAAATTGGCCAGTCCCAAGATACTTTCCCGTCAATCAGCGGAGCAAGATCGACTGCATGTCCAGTAAGATGGCGAGACTTCATTGTCCTCGATGCGCCCTCTGCAACCAATTTACGCTGCCGTTCCAGAGTGCGAAGACCTTCAAGCACAGTGAAGTCCAAGTCAGATATTGCCGCAGCCTTCTTTACAACGCGCACTAGATCAGGGTGGACACCCTCAAGCCGTGAAAGGCTACGTTGACCAAGAATTATACTCATGGAGTACCTTTGAGTAAGATGCTTAACAAGATGCCAATTAGCAGCATAATGATTGTGCCACAAGCCGTGATGCCAATACTCTCTAGGCGCTTCATCCTGGCGCAGATGCTTTCGTATCTAAAAGCGCAGACTTCTTCATGCGTATTGAGCTGAGCCTGTGTTCTGTCAATCGTGTTCATGTTGTCTTACTCATTTAATGCAGTATAGCAATCGTATTACATTAAACGCCCAGATTACCCGCAGCGATGAATGTATTAGCAACAGGCGCTATAAGCGATATGACAGCGTACTGGCCCATTGTGCTGAACAGCGACGAGTAAGACACAAGCGTTTGTCCACCAGCAGCAACAGTAACCTTGCCAGCGCCGCCCTGAATGATGGTGACGTTAAACCCTGCGCCCAAGCTGGCAGCACAAGTGATCGTCACAGCAGAACCAGATGTGCAGTAGATGATCTTGCCGTTGTCCGTTGCGGACAAAGTGCGTGAGGTTGTGGCATCAGTTACGATTACGCCTGTAAGCATCTGTTGCACCGTGACCTTCTTGGTCGTGGCGCTTTGAACGGCAGGAAGTTCTTCGGTCAGCGCAAGCGGAGTAGTAACTGCTGTTAACTGGGAAATCTTTTGGTCAGCCATTTCTTAATCCTTTATTCTTTGCGGTCAGCCATGTTTGGTTTGGTGCTGCTTTTAACATCGTCTTTGTCCTTTATTCCTTAGGGTGTAGTGGCGCTGTTAGACCAAGCGGTGTCGGAACCATCAAGTTCAAGAACTGCATAATTTGAGGTTCCTGCGTTGTTATATGCAGCAACCCATTTGTTGTTTATCATAAAAAGCGCCATGCGATCACGTTCGTTGGCTATTGCTCCGCTAGTCAGAAGATTAACGGGAG